CTTGGTGCATTATTTCTTTTTTAAACTCCTGCCATAGCTCCAATGTCAGTTGGGCGTCACGCTCCGCGTAAGCTCCAACGTACATAGCTGGTAGCTTATACATTTCTGCTTTAGCATCTACACCCCAAGACTTTGCAGCTTCGTATAATTGTGTTTCGTCTTTACCTTTACCAAGATAATCTCTACCACAACCATTTAAATCATATCTAAATCTATTCTCATCTATCAACGATGCAGCTATCATTGTGTCTACAATCGTTCCGTTTATTTTTAAACCTAATGCTCTTAACCAACATACGTCATACATTGCATTGTGAAATATTTTTGTAGCTGGTGTATTTAACTGATCCTGCAACCATTTTAGGACCATCTTACGATCCATGTTACCACCACCTTCGTGTGCAATAGGATAGTATGCACACCAATCGTGTGTTGCTAATGATATACCTACAACATCTCCTTCACCTACAACAGAACCAGAGCCCATCCTTTTATTTAAGTTTGGATCTTTTGTTTCTAAGTCGATAGCAATCTCATCATACTTGCCTAGATCAGGAAAGTCTGTTGGTGGTATCCACTCTGTTTGAGGTTTAAATATCGGTATCTGCATCATCACCTTCGTGTTTACATTCACCGGCTATTGCCATGTATGCAGCAGCATCAACATAAGTGTCTTCAGTTGGCGCACCAAATTTTGTTCTAGCAACTTTTAACAAAGCCATCATCACAGCAGCATCGTGCGCTGTAATCTCTCTGTCTAAATATGCTGACCATAGTTTACCTATGTTTGCATGATTTTGTATTTTGTCACCATAAGTCTTTGCTCTAGGTCCAGCAATTAATTCTTTTGCCAGTTGTAACGCTTGTTCTGTTTTCATATTTTATATCCTTTATAATTATCTTTTGGTCTGATGATATGTAAATGAGTTTTAGTTCTAGTTGCACCAACATAGAACAATCTATTTTCATCATCAGGATTAAGTTCGTAGTTTCTTAATGTGTTTCTTGATAGATCTGTCAGGAGAACTACGTTATCCTGCTCACCACCTTTTACTCCGTGTATCGTTGATAAAATAATACGTGGAGTAGAATTTAATTTCTCACCATTCTCCCTCATCCTTCTTATATATCTTATTTTCTTTTGTGGTGCACTATCAAAAGCTTCATACCAAACTTTATCTGTCTTCAACCACATTCTTTCTTTTAGTCCAGACATTTCATATTGACTGTCCTTGTCCATATATTTTAAAGATTGTTTTTGGAAATGGTTTTCTGACATATAAGCAGCAATCCTAACAAGTTGATCGTAATTTATACTCACACCTTTACGCACATTCTCCCAATCGTTTATAGCTTTGTACAAGTCATGTTCTTTATTTGTTTTAAATTTGTTCTCGTAATACAATCCTTGGGAGTACAACTTCTCTTCTATGTCATTTAACATAAATCTAGTTCTAGCCAGCACTAGCCAATTACCTGTTTTCATGTTAACTTGTTCGAAGTCATCATAATATGAAAGTAAACCTCTTTGCGTTTTTGGTCTCCACTCTTTTGGTAATCTATGTTGTATTTTGTTTACTATCTTTGATGCAATATCATGTACAACCTGCGGTATTCGGTATGACTGTGTCAACTGCATTACCTTTCCTGTCTGCGCTATAAAACTATCTACGTCTGCACCAGCCCATCTAAATATAGCTTGATCATCATCGCCTGCAATAAATGTATCTTGAGTCTTATCCCATATAGATTTTGCCATACCCCATTGTGTTTGTGATAAATCTTGTGCTTCATCTATAAATACTACGTCAAATCTTGGTGACCTATCCATCTTCACAAATTCTGTAATCATGTCAGTAAAGTCTATTAGATTATAATCTTTTTTATATTGTGCTAAATCAGATACAAATTGTTTTAAGTCTTTTACTTTTATATCTTGTGTATGTTCTTTTAAATTGTATTGTTGTTCTGGTGTAATACCTCGCAGCCTTGCTATCTGTACAATACGTAACAAATCACTTTTAGTTGTAAACAAACCAGAGTGTTCGTTATCATACTCATGATAGTCTAATATTAAATGCATCTTTCTACCTAGATCTTCGTAGTGTCTCTTCTGCATTACATCATCTTTCTTTATACCCAGTCTTCTAAACGCTAATGAGTGTAGTGTTCTAAAGTATGGCAGGTCGTCCTCACTAAAATTAAATTTAGACATGGCTCTGTCTCTTGCTTCGTATGCAGCTTTTTGTGTAAAAGAAAAGTAACCAATCTTATCTGGATCAGTTTGTTTTAAATACTTATCTACTTCATTAAGTAATGTTGTGGTCTTACCTGTACCAGGTGGACCCAAGACAATAGTTTTCAAAATGCGTCCTCCTGTTTAAATACTCTTTCTTTTATTTTCATATCTTCTTTTTCAAATTCTTTTAACTTTATAACAGATATTTTCTTCTTACCTATTGTCATTCTTGCAACCTCACAATTACAATGTTCAGTGAGTAAAAAGTTTGTAACATCATATTTCTCAGACCACTTATGTCTGTGTAAAAATTTATGGAAGAACTCACCAAAGATAAAGTGATGATAACCACCCTTGTTCCACACGTTACCAGATTCCATATCTTCTTTTGTTGCGCCTTCTGCCGTTCTGCTTGTGCAATAGTTTTCTAAGTGTTGTGATAGTTGTTCTAGTTTTGATGCACCTGCAGGAGCTTCTACTAACTCTGGGTTAGCCATCAAAGCAGTCACCATAATATCATAGTCTTTTGGTTTTAGTTTTGGTGGATACTTATGTATTTGATCCATGCATGCTCTAACAAATAATCTTTGTTCTTGTAATTGTTCTGACTTTAATTCTACTCTTTCTCCATCTACGTTTAGTCTGTAGATTGGTGGATCCAGTTTTACAATTTGTAAATCACTAAGTTGTGGAAACAATAGTTGTGTTCCAATACCAAACTTTCTTGTCTTACATAATTGTTTATCACAGTGATTACACATAGGTTCCTCTGTGCATTTAAAACCATAGTCTTTATTATCTTTCTTTTTTCTTTCTATAATGTCGTCCGTAAGTGGTGTTGCAAAGTATTTATGATTAAATGTGCTTAGTTTATTACGCCACTCTTCTGGCCATTTCTTTTTAGCATACACCATGTATTGAAATAAAACCCTGTCTCTACCATCTTCTAATTTTTCTCTTGTTAATGATTCTAAACAAGGTGGTCCATCGCTAAACTCTGATGGTGGTCTTTGTATTTTTAAATCTTGTAATTCTTTTGGAGAGATCTTAATTATGTTTTGTAAAAAATCTGAAATTGTAACAGCTTTGCCTGCAGCGTCATAGGCATATCTTGTTGTATTTTTACAATTAAAGTATGGTAAGTTTAAGAAGTTTCCTGTATCATCTTGCGATTTTAATTCAATTTGTTTAGGAAAAACCTCAGCATTACCAAATCCAAGTATAGCACTTACAGAAATTAATTTATCCCGCATTAATTTTGCGGGCACAGACTCTGTTGTAAATAAAAATATATGTGCTCCACCACTTTTTGATCTACATGTCATCAAAGGTAGTTTGTAAGTGTTTATCTTTTTAATTATTTCCTTATGATCAAGAGTGTATTTATCTACATCAATACAACCCCATCTACATTTATTTTCTTCGTCAATAGGTATGATACCTAGACTAGGTTCAATACCATTCAAATGGTTTTGCCAAAGCTCTTCTGTGACTGGTTCTCTTTTTACAAACGACTTACCCTTTACCTTAAGTCCATCGGCACCCTTCTTGTCCACATAGGTGCAACCATGCGCTCGCTCTAATCCTGTAAATATCTTTCTAAAATCTTCCATAATATTTTTTGGGGGCGGGTCCAGTCTCCCATCACCGCCCCTCTATCTTCCCTAGGAAGTTTTTAGTACGGTGAATCGGATTTGGATTCTTGTTCTCCGTGTTTTACTTTTACATCACCCTTTGAAACGTTAGCTCCAAAGTCTTTTGCTATTTTGTAAATGCCCGGATCACTGATTGGTCCAACTCTAGACACATCCCAGCCAAACCACGTGCCCTTGTCATTCGACTGTTGCACAGTTTTTAACTTATAAATATGGCTATATGTTGGCGGTGTAAACATACCGTTCTTACCTTGCATCTTCAAACCCATCATCATTGAGTTCCATTTTCTACTCACTTTTAATTGAGTAGCTTTCATAGATATCAATGCTGTAGTTGGA